TCGCTTTTGCTGCTGCTTCCAGACTCTCCCATGGTATCTCTAACTCCTCACAAACAATACTAACCATCATAATAACATCACCCATCTCTTTGACTAGCAGATCGATGTTCTTTTCATTGGTAATCGGATTCCAATTGTCGATTCCAAACCGTTGAATCTTGCTTATCACTTGAGCGACCTCATTACATTCTTCTCCAAGAATTATCAGTCGCTCAAGTGCCTTCTTTGTTAATGTGTCTTTCATTTTCGTATCACCTTGTAGGCGTATCCATCCTTTGTCCTGAACTCTCTGGTTTCTTTGTCCCACCAGCTTTCTTCTTGATCTTCGTTCCATCTTTTCCCACAACTTGGACACACATACGTTGTCCAATAACTGTCATCGGAAGATGACCAATTGCCTGTATTAGCATGATTTTCTCCTGTCAGTTCTTCATGCGGACATTCTGATTGCAGCTTTTGCAGTTCGGCGTAAAGTTTGTCACTTTTACGCTTTATTGTGTCAGCTTTTCGCTTAATCTGTTTAGGTGTCATCCGAGAAAAACCCCTCTAGTGTTGTGCGTTCTACAAGATCCCACTTGATTGCTGTAGTGATTCCTTCTAATGGTGATAGGAACGTCTTTTCAAATTGTAATTCACGATCGATATATTTGTCAAGTTTCAATTCTGAAGGTAGAGTTCCACTACTCGGAAATGAGATAATATTCTCTCTGATTGGATTTGGAACCTTCAAATACACAAACTTGATCTTGTCACCATTCCGAATCTTGTCATACTTGTCCAAATCCTTTGTGAATTTATTATACATGATCGCACCACGCACATGAATTGGTGTTCCACTCTTGTACGTGTCTTTCTCAAACCATTTGTCAATATCAGACGCCGATCTTGGGAATGCAATATCTTCGATGGGTAATTGCATAAACCGTTCTTTCACCTCAGCAACATATTTGCGAAGAGCCAACTCACCTTGTTCGAAAATAATAGGCAATGAATTCTTCAACTCTTTTCGGACTGTTTGCGGAGTGCTAGACTTCACAATATCCATGCCCATGATTTTCATTTTATATGGCTTGTAAATGACACCCTCAGAATCATGCACCATCATGGCATATCGTTTCTTTGCAGTCCAAAGTGCCTTCGATGCAATGGCCTCACGCTTCATGTCCATGATCTTTTCATAACAATTGCAAAGCTCATAAACTTCATCAATGGACTTCTGAATAACATTTTTCTGAATTTCTGAACCAATCAAATCTAGCGTCTTACATACCTTTTCAATGTCACTAGGATCTTTACAAACCTTCTTGACAATAGCATCCATATTGACATACAACGAGTCTGTATCACCATAAGTTACATAATCGGTGTCCGTTTTGAACATCTTGTTCATGTACTCATTTATTTTCTTCTCAACATGGCGATCTGATGCTTGCCCTGTCAATGTGATTGCTTCACCTATCCTCAAGTCAAAATACCTAAATCCTGCGTTAGTAATCGCACCGTAACCTGCGTTGGCTAGGATCTTGAGTGCCATCTGTCGATTATCAAGGGCGCTGATCTTAGGCACTAGCAACGGGTTTTTAGTGGACTCATATTCCTTCTGAAGGGCAATCATTTCCTTTTTGGCAATCTTACGACCAACCATTAAGAATTCCATCAACTCAGGCAGAATCCCCTTTTTGTCTCGACGATACATTGATCCGTTAGCTGCAACAGTGTAATCATTCTCTTTCGCATGATCGAACCATTGCATATTCTTGTCAATTGGATTAACTAACGCATTGACTGAGAGATTTGCTGTTTCATTTGTGACCAAGGTCTCTGGACTCAAATTCCATTGACGGATGATTGATGGATATAGAGATGCAAAGTCGAATGACATTGTCCAACCATACATGCCCGGTTCGACGTCTTTGACCCATGCTCCCTCGAATGCACCAGCCAATTTCTTACTACGTGGCGGCACAGCAACTTTCTTCTTGTCAAGGTGATTGTAGATGAACACATCCCAAGTCTTAACTGGCCCGAACACATCTCGGAAATTGCACTTAACAAGATATGACACCGACACAATCAAGTCGATCAATTTCATTTTGTCATCTAGTGCATGTACTGATTCAGCATCCCATGCATTGTATCGAACGAAAGTATCGAAGTAATTTTCGTATGAGTCATTAAATGAGTCACCGGGCAATTCCAACTTTTCTTTACCCAATTCGATCTGCAAAATGTAATTCAATGCATATGATTCTTTTGCACTATACGTTCCGAACTTCTTGTATGCGTCGAGGTAATCAATTTGATTGACACCAACAATGTCGTATGTTTGTACTTCTTTGCCTCGGATTTCAACCATTCGTTCCCGAATCATACCGAAAGGCGACAAGCGCTTGGCATGATCTTCGTCTAGGATGCGTACAATGCGATTGATAAGATAAGGGAAGTCAAACTGATCTGTGTTCCATCCTGACACAATATCTGGGCAATTCTGCTGCCAATAGAGAATGAACTCTTTTAGCATTGTAACTTCGTCTCTGAATACACGATATTCGAACTTATCGTCAGGAGTTTTGTTGAATGACTTAAGACCAAACACAACTGTCCTATTTGTGGTCTTGTCATTCATTGCAATCAGAACAATTGGTGATGATGCAGACTGAATATCAGGGAATCCATCATCCGATATCACCTCGATATCAAGAAAACTAATACGCATCAAATCGACGTCGTATTCAATATCGCCTTGAAAATTCTGACTGATGTACTGATATTGAAAATCAGTCATCCCATGAATCTCAAACCCCTCAACACCGTCGTACCGCTTAACAAAGTCTTTCGCCTCCTTGATGCTGTCTTGAACAACTGGAGACAACTCAGCACCATACAAAGACTTCCAATCAGACTTCTTTTTCGAGGTTACATATAGTGTTGGTTTAAATTCATCACGCATCAATACCGGGTGACCTGATTTATACCCGCGATACAAAATTTTACTGCCATACGTAGACACATGCGTATAAAATTGCATAATATATCCTTTAATTATCAAATTACATTATAATTGATATAAATAATAATGTCAAATCAAATGCCCATCGCGGTTCGTCAAAACCCATGGGCTCTAGTCATTCAATAGAAAGGAACTTCCATGACCAGCACCAATATTTATTACGTCTACGCATATGTCCGATCAAGAAATTCTGCAACTGCCAAAGCAGGGACACCTTACTACATCGGAAAAGGTAAAGATAAACGAGCGTGGACACAACACAAGAAACATAAATTCGGAACATCAACACCAAAAGATATATCAAAAATAATAATACTAGAGGATAATTTGACAGAAACTGGAGCATTAGCAATAGAAAGAAGACTAATTAGATGGTGGGGTAGAAAGGACGTTGGAACTGGTATATTGAGGAATAGAACAGACGGCGGTGATGGATGTTCAGGTTTGATTCAAACCAAAGAACATATAGAAAAACGAAAATGTGTTGGTTCCAAAAATGGTTCCTATGGAAACAAAAACACTGAAGAATATAAACTAAAAATGAGTGAAACTACAAAAGGAATATGTTGGTGGAATAACGGAACAATCAATATCAAATCAAAAACACGTCTGCCTGGATTTGAACCAGGCAGAATTTTTGTGTCACATTACAAAAAAGCTAAAATAAAAATCAATGATAGAGTTTTTGATTCAATTGAACAAGCTAGTGAAGTTTTAAATATACCAGCTAGTTCATTATCATATATGCTGAATCATTCCAAATCATCAACAAAATATAAAATATCTAACATAGATTACATTACTTCAGTTCACTCAACTTGTTAGCAACCTTCTTGTCGAAGCGGAACTCAACAGCACGGGGCAGGAACAGCGACTTCTTGTCCTTATTCTTCGAGTCGATGATTGCATTATACATGACGGTAAGAATCTTGCCCTTGGTGTTCGCAGCAGTCAGCGTCTTTCGATCTTCGTCACTCCAGCCACTCACATTGACACTCAGCAGACCATCGGAAGTTTCGCATTCGAGCGAACCCATGTAACCTTCGTACTTGCCGGTGCCCTCATTCCAGCCGACAACAACCAAGTCAGCCTCTTCCTCGGCCTTCATCTTGCCGAGATCTTTTGTGCGCTTGGGTTGCCACACATGCTTCATGTTCTTGAGGATTGCACCTTCCTCACCTTGAGCGAGCATCTTACCGAAGAACTCAGACGCCTCATTGACGTCATTGACTATCTCAGTATAGCAAGCCAAGATTTTTTCTTGTTTCGGAAATTTGGCAAATGCTTTGTTCATGTTCATCAAGCGATTTGTGTAAGGGATGGTCGAAGTGAAATCGACGATGTCCCATGCAAAGAATCGCATCGACTCGGCTATCTCCTCAGTGCCCTTGCCCTTAACTGCCTTATTGACCAGTCCATTACTGGTTTTGCGGTCGAGTGCCTTGCCGTCCTTGAAACACACAAGTTCGCCGTCCCAAGTCGAACCGGCAGCCATCATGTGCTTGGCAGCAGCATCAAACTTACCTTTGAGGTCAATTTCATTACCGCTGCGAGTGAATGCGGTGCACTTGACACCATCGAAATACAGATGGCAACGTGCACCATCCATCTTCATTTGTGCGTATGCGGGGTATTTGATGCCACTGATATCCTTGTGCGACAACATCACGTCGAAAGTCGGCACAATACCAGGCCACACTTTGTTAGGTGTCGATTCGGACGCACCGCAGCGCAGGTCACGATCAACAATGCGGGCAATGACTTCTGCGTCAGCAACCGAGCAGTTTGTCAGAATCCACCCGAGGGTGTTGATTGCAGCATTCCCTGTGACTTTCCTGGTCGAGAGGTCAGACAGATTATCCATTGCAACCGACAGAGAGATACTAGGGAAACACTTGCCGGCGACGTAGTCCGGGATTTTCTTGATCCAGAAATTGAGGTACGGATCATAAGCAAGCTTGAATGCCCGCTTCAAATCGACATTGTTCTTGTTCTTTTCAAGAATGGCGATCTTGTTCAACTTACCAGGTTCATTGGCAAGTTCTGTCAGAATGTCTAGGACAGTCATTTGTTACTCCATTAAGAATTGATACATCAATTATAACACACCCTACCAT